CGGTTTGCCGAGGGTCATCTCTGCCCAATCATAAGCCAACTCCAGAGTAATTTCGTTCATCTCGTCAGAGGTGTAATCGAGACTGCCTCCAAAATCGATGCTTGCTATGGTGGGATTCTTAAGCTCCCATTCCTCCACAACTAATCCTGCTCCATCAATTTGGCTGAGCTTGAGACTGCCGATGGCTTCGGCCATACCCTTCTTGCTGAGGCTTTGCTTAGCGAGTGGGTTGGTGTCTGGGTATGTATACCCGGCAGCCCCCAGGCGATTCAAGAGTGCATAGCCTACATCAGGGTCCACAGGGTCCACGAGTGTCAGGGTGATATTATCCCAAGTAACACGACCCGGATATTTAAAGACATGATCAAGATAAGAGTGTTCTATTACCGATACTGTGACCTTTGGCTTTGTAGCTGTTTTAACAGTCCATGCCGGAATGGCATCCAAGCCGGCACCTTGGGCGGGAATCGACAACTGGAACCTATAACGTCTTTTTGGCTCTATCGAGGGCATTGCCCAAAAATCTTTCTGTACGGCCATTTTACTTTCTCTCCTCAATTATAAGTAGGATGATAGGGAACTTTTTAGTCATCAAAAGATGCTCCACTGTTCATAACCACGAAGTCAATAGCGAAGAATTCGGCAGCCCGAGTTGGCTTAACCATCAGCTTGGCGTAAATAATATTTCTATCAACTAGGTCCGGTGTGGTAGTCTTGCTGTCCAATTCAAGCCTGAAGTCGTCAATGCCGTATCGAGATTTCACGTCTTGAAGAAGTGGTCGAGCCTGAGCCGAGAAGTTGTCCCAAGTTGTTTGAACATTAGGTTCAAACAAAATCCTTGAGGCGATGTAAGAGATCTCTCGCTTCAAGTAAATCATCAAGCGGCGAACGTTAATTCGGTCTAGTGCCGAGGACGTCTGCTGAAGTGTTTTTTGTCCGAAGACCACAATCCCTTCTGCGGGGAACTTGGCGATTGGGTTAATGTTGTTTTCATAGAGGGTGTCTCTATCGTCGGAGGTATACCGAGCACTCACATCAAGAATCGGAAGTCCTGCGGCACCTTCGCTCAATCCGCCGCGTGTGAACCCAGCCGGAGCAAACCATGGTCCAGCCTTTCTATCTGTCGAGGCTAGAACTCCCAGTGCAGCTACCGAGGGTGGTACCCATATATTTCGGTTAGTATTGGTATCCCGAGCCATGAGCCACGGAACAAATGCTGCACCGTAACTGTTGTTAATGTTGCGTGCCTCAAGAGCATCCGCAGCCTGGGTGGCCGTATAATTCCGGCGAGTAGACTCGGAAGCCTTACTATCAGACCGGGGAAGGTAGACGTTAGGCAAATCAATGACTGCCAACGCATCAGCACGATCCTCTACTTGCTCCAGAAGGTAGTCCGTAACAAGTTCTTTAGTTACCCCCGGAATTGTAATGACATTAAACTGTTGACTCTCGGGATCAGCGACCATATTAATTGCCGATCTCAGAGAGAACAATTCATAACTCGTCTTCTCTGTCGCACTGTCGCTATAAGCAGCATTGCGGAAGGGGTTTTTCTCAACAACATCAAAGCCATCTGATCCGCCGTGCATCAAGGTCGTAAACCTATCAAGTCCAGCATTGAGGGAAGCGGTGTATGACCCGCTTGCTGCCGAATAACTTGTTCCGCCCGAACGCGATCCCGAAACATAGCTAAACGTGGCGTCTCCGTTTTGAACAATGTCGTCCAAAGAGAATATCCACCCTGCCTGGAGGGGACTAGTGGTGGCATTAGTGTTCGATCCGTCCGCACCATCCGCTGTGTTTCCTGCGGGGTCCAGAGCGGTACTTCCTTGATAAGTTTCAAGTCCGGAAGCGAGTCCCTTAAGGCACGACAAAACCGACGAACCGAAATTAGGATTGGTGGCCGTTCTGCCGGTCCAAGCACCCCAATACGTTCTCTTAAGAGTACGCGGGGTTCCCCAGGTAGACTTGCCACGGAGGGGGACACTGGGAAATATAATAGAGGCACTATAGCCGACGTTTTCCGGGCCTAAGTCACCGATCCCAGCAGTTGCGGTGTTGCTCCAGAGATCCCCCAAGGTAAACAGGGGAATTCCGACGGAGCCCGTGGAAGGATATCCTCCAGGGTCGCCGAATAGCAGCGGGGTGCCGCCGTCTATCATTGATTGGGCACCTCCACCTCGCGAAGCACTAGCATAAGTTCCAAAGAGGTTGGGACCTCCTGTACCGCTGATAATGCTCACATCTCGGTATTTGGGAGCACCCCAGACACCGAAGGGAAGCAATTCAGGGTCTAGTCCGCCTCGCTCTAACTCGTCATCCACAACAACGCGAACATAATTGGAGGCATTGTCGTAGGTTCCATAAACTCTATTGCGACGATCAGTTTCGTTGTATACTTCGTACTTGTCGCCGATCACCCGAGCGATATAGTTAGACGATTCGGGGTTCAGGTTAACCTCATCATATCTTTCCAGAATACTTAGACGATTATCCGTGTCACTAATCTGACGAATCAAGACGCTAAAGCTGCCGTAACTTTGAAAATCGCCAGTGGGAGCCTTAATGTTCGAGATCGATATCTTAATATCGTTCTGAATAGACGCACCGGGGCTTAACGCTTCTAGGCGGAAAAGGCGGGTCATGTCTTGGGCTACATACTGCGATGGTGTGGCTGACAAATCTTGAGCTATATACCATCCTGTCGTAGAACGCTGGGCTGTGTACCGCTTGTCGTTTCCAACCTGACTCACAGCATACTGATTCCTAAGAGGGAGGATCATAGCGTGGAAGAGGGTTCCCTTAACCGAAGCATCCTCGCCGGTGTTGCTCAAAACTCCAAGTGAAGTGGCCCCCCTTTGTTCTAGGGCTGCCTCATAGCTTTCACCAAGCCAGAATTTTCCGCCAAGGGATGAACTCTGCATAGCTTCCGTCGTCAGAGTGTCATTAGTGACGGTAGGGTTAGTGTTAAAGACCTTTCTCATAAAGTCTTTTCTTTGGCTGTCCAGCGTAAAGGCTGCTTTTTGAAGGCTCGTGGGGGCGACACCACCATCTTTACTAACCAACAATGTAAGGCGTCCATCCGACGTAGATTCGTAAAGCTCACAGTCCGATCCCGTCACAACTTGGTCTACGCGAGTTCCCGAGAGCATGACTCGTCCGGCAGTGTTGTAAAACACAGCCGCCAAGGATCCGGTTGTGACGAGGGGCGTCTCTTCCCAATCCCAGTCTACGCTGCCCGAAGGAAATACAAAAAGTCCCCAGGCTCCGCCGTCGGCGGGGGTAGAATCTAGGGTTCCAGCCTTCCAGCCCGCATAACCAGCCTCGGTTGCATCGCTTTTTTGAGTTCCAAGAAGGCGAATATAGGTGAGAGGAGCGGCGTTTCTAAGGTATGCTTTAGCGGCATAGGCCCCATAAGTGGGGGCGGTCAATCCCGCATTATCTCTGTACCCCTGTGCATTAATGGTGCCGGGTACAGGATCTCCAAATGTTTGCACGAAATCGTCATAAGAGGTAACGGTAACCGGCTTCATTCCGGGCCCCTTGGCAGCCATCCCTATGACTACCGGTCCTACTCCAGTCCGCGGGTCGGGGAGTTGAGAATTGTCTACTTCATTGACAAATACCCCCGGTGAAATGAATTTAAAACTTCTGTAAGAGTTATCAGCCATCTATTCGTGTCTCCTTTAGTTTAAGATAAGAACCCGTATATTACGCATTTAAATCACGAGTTAAACGAGTTAGTAGCTCAATAATAAATAGTAAGGGAATGTTTCAAAATCCCCTTGATTTAGAATTGATTCATTTAGGGTCGGTATTTGTTTTTAAGATCTTGGTGATATTGAGGTTTATCCCCCAAAATAACCCTCTCACGTTGTATTCTGACTTTGGCGGCTGATTGGCGTTGCACAAGAAAAGGAGTCTCTTGATTCTTGTCCGCTCCCACTAAATACCCCAAGACCATAATCGTGATATTAGTCTTAAATAATCTTTCTTGAGTCTCCATAGCGGATGAATTATTATCCAAACTAAATTCTGGACGCACAAAAGCGTTAAAGTAGTGTCCGCTGTCCTGGACCTGGAACACGTTCGGAGTACTAGAAAAGGTATTGAAAGGCTGAATGATCTCGTTCATTTGCTGTTGGTAGTTAGAAATTACTGAGATGGTATACTCCACCTCTACATAGGCAGGCTGTGGAATAGAGTAGGTCTCATAAACAATATTTTTATTTTCGCCAGGCTGCGTTTGATAATTCTTGTCTTTTTTGGTGGAAGAGCCTCTGATAGCGTTGGCGTTGGCAAAGTTTCTAGTCTTCTCCTGATTAACTACTCTTTTAATATCAATAGAGCCGCCCCGCCCATAGTAGTCAAAATAAGGAGGCACATATACACCGTAAATGGATTTGTTCTGGGGGTTCTGGTTGATAGAGTTCTTCACTATAGACATCAAAGGGTATTCCAGAGTCTTATTGTTAGGTCTCAAGCTTGGCTTATCCTTGATTTGATAGGCTCTCTCTCCAATAGAAAATATAACCGGCACTTTTTTAAAGCCCCCGTTAGTATCACAATAAATATTAAGGTCTTCGTTCAAAAAAGTATATAACGCCATATCAATAGTCTCATAATTTGAAGGCGAGTAGGGATAACTTGAAGCGATCTTCTCATTTAAAGGTGTATTATTCGGCATTAAACATTCCCTCCCTCACTTGTTTACAAACTGCGGTCACCTCCAGAGAAGTATTGTTGGCAAATGAACTATCTTGCCCAAAAAGATAGCGGGGCTCAAACATATCCACTATCTCAAAATACATCCCATCGTATTGCAGAAAGTCCCCTAACCGGGCTGCCAAGTTCTGATCTTCGGTAAGCCGGCGGCGGTGCATATGAACATTAATATTATAGAGGCTGTCAAACCCAAATTGTCCCTGAACTCGCTCGGAACCCAAGTATTCAATCAAAGCATAAATGCGAATGGGCGGTAGGTACTTCTTTTTTATGGCCTCCCCATACAGAGAGTGATAGTCGGTACGAGCTATATCAATCGGAAAATACAGAATCTGCTCCCCGACTATCTTTTCGATAATCTCGTCGCCTATTTGTTTTACAAAATTACGCTCTGCCTTTCCTACAAATAAAGGAGGTGGGGGAGAACTAGGCTGAGTCCATTTGTTAGCCACTTATTTTACCCCACATAGATGCCGTGTGGTATCCTGGCTACAACCCCTTCAAGGCTTGCCTGCATTGCGGCGTCGCCTTCGGCCAGCTTTCCGTAAACCATTTCATCTAGAACTACTTTAAGTTCTTCTCTTAATGCTGACTGTTCTTCTTTGCCTTCGGATATCAAAGCGGGTCCATTGAGTGTGACATCATTTCCAGGGATGGGAATGGTCGATAACTTAGAACGAACTTGCCCTAGAGTCTCTTTGCACAGGGCCAGCGAAAACCGGCGAATCCATTGTTTCCCGATACTGTTAATATTTTTATAAGGAACATTGGGGAACGGCAATGTATTCATATTATTGACGCCGTCAGCCCCATATTTTCGGTCGGCATCTTCATCATAAGCATCTTCCGCTACTCTAAAATCTACCCAGAACCGAGAAGGAGCATATCCATTAGGAATAGGAAAAATCCGTAGCTTGTTGTTGTTAACATTAAATGAATAATGTGAAGCTCGCACATTCAAGTCATTCTCGTAGGTCATGGCTTGCAAAGTATTTTGCCATGCCGGCACCAATTCAAACGTACTATCGTCCGCATACATTCCATATGTAGATAAATTGCCCAAAGCCCCCAAGGCAATTCCTCCAAAAAATCTCCAGGCGGCTCTCGGGGTTTTGTAATATACCTTTTGAATAGTGACCGCACTGGTGCCTACTTTGTTATAAAACTGAGAATTGGGGTCCAAAGAGGAGGTGTAAAGAATCTGTTGTAAGTCATAATCCTGCTGATCTCGGGAGGCCGAAAAAGACGCCGAATAGATAGTTTGAGTGGACCCAACTCTAGCATGTAGGCTCACACCGCGACCCATATGCGTGGCGAACCCAAGCTGAAACCTGGGAAATTTCAAATTAGGCTTTATTGTGGTTCCTTTGCTATACTCCGTAAATTCTCCATCTTGATCAAATGACCCAGTGGTATTCCCCATCATATCTGATAGCACATTTTTTGCCTGGTGGGTGTTGACGAGGTAGGAATACTCCAGACACCCCTCTTCGTAGGCATTATAGACATTTCTTGTAGATATCTCTAAGTCTAAGACATTCCCGCCTAGTTTATTATAGACATACGAAACCTGATCTACAGCCCCGCTTATAAAAGCTGTAGACTCATAAATCCCGTAGGACAGTAAATCAATGACTTCGGAGTGAGACCCCGTGGAAGGCAACACAATCGCACTCGTTTGGCTGGCTGGTTGTAAATTGACCGGCATTAAATACCTCCCTGTTTGGCTGTTCCCTTATTAAGTAGTTTTTCCGTTTGTAAAACTATGTGACCAATACAAAAAAAAGAACCCCGCCACAAGGACGAGGTTCTTCTCTTAGTTATTCAAACTAATTTGGATTAGTTGTTCGAACTAACCAAATCTCCTACAATAACCAATCCGTACATGTCACCACGAGTCATCTGAGATGCATACCGAGTCATGACACCCTTGCGGGGCACGAAATCCTCTGTACCAAAGATGGTGGGAGTAACTTGTAGCGGAACATAAGGGGCGTAAACATATCCACTTTCGAGGAAGCTCTTGCCCTTACGACCAACAAGAATGACATTTCTCATGAAGTACGGATCTACATGAATGTCCATCTTGCGACTAATGGAACCAACATTCTGAACGCCCCAGGAGCCACTTTCCTCGTCCACAGCCGCATTCGCACGGAATCCGCTAGTGAATTCAAGGAGGTTAGCCACCTCGGGTGAGCAAACTAGGAAGTTCGCCCCGCCACGAAGAGTCTTGCGATGGATACGGGCACTTACTTCGTTGACTGTCTCAAGAAGAGTTTCGTACCATTCGCTAACTGTACCCGTGAAGTCGGGGAAGTTGCTTCCAGTAATGGTTGCACCGGTTTCCCGGTTAACAAACTTGCCAGGCAAGCGGCTCCACCAGAGCGTTCCCGCACTAGCACCGCTAACCAAGTCAGCAAGGATCTCTTGATCAATCTCAAGAGCAATCTGCTCGGACAAGATGCTTGTAAGTTCGACTTCGGCGTCGAGATTATGATAAGCATTCAAATCCTGAGCAAGCTCCGGACTCCATTTGGCCTTGAGCTTCTTGGTTCTTGCTGTGACTGCAAGACTGTCCACCTTGATATCGATCTCGGGGATGTTGGGATTATTTTCCAATCCCCAACCGCCATTAGTGGTCGAACCAGCGACTGCACCAAAGGGATTACCCGCAGCCACAAAACTATCCGCAATCGGGAAGTTCAGTGAAGCCGACGCAGCCGAAGCTGCGGCGAGAATATCGATGTTCACAGACCCGTCAGTAGAGGCCCACACCATGGTGACAGTGCTCGCATCCGATCCCGAGAAAGCCGTCAAGCGACGGATCTGGTATCCTCCGGTAGCACGCGAATTCGGGCCAACGCCCGCACCATCGTTGTTGAGTCCGCCGACACCGTCAGAGCCGGAAGCCACAATGGCGACCAGATCCACATCCGATCCCGATGGAAACCCGCGAGCGGTAAGTTCCGCAGCGGGCAACTCAGCGATATTGTAGGTACTCGTACCCGAAACCAGAGCGGGATCATCACGCAAAACAGCGTGAAAATTTCCACCCGGAAGCGAATTGGCATCACCAAATGTTCCCGAACCAAGTTGAGTCAGGGTTGGGGTTGCCAGTGAGCCGGTGGGGGACGAAAACCCGTTGTTCAAGCTATAAAAACTTGACTGTCCGAGGTTGCCCCCCAGATCAACACCACCAGTAATGCTACTACCAACGACACCGCCGCCGTAGAGCGATTCGTCGCCGACCTGAGCCAGGCGGGGAACACCCGCACCGTCAGGACTCACAACGAAATCCATGAAAAAGATGAGTCCACTGGGGAGGCTCATCGGTTGGACCGAAACAAGGTCCTGTGCCAAAAGATTGCCGAATACACGACGCACAATTGGGAATGCAACTGAAGCGAATCCTTGAACGTCTCCTGCTTGCATGGTGGTTGTCTCTTTGAGTAGTTGTCCAGCCTGGTTTTCCAGTAGACGGGCCATGTTCGAACGACCGCTGTCGTCGAGACCCTCTAGAAGTCCAGTCCTTTCCCACTTCTCAAGAAGAGCTTCACCTTCTCTAGCGAGAGAGCGTTGTCGGATACCTTCTGTTAAAGTATCTAATACAGACATTATTTTATCTCCTTATAATTAATTTTTATCTGTTCCTGCCAATGTTGCCCACCGATTATAGGTTGGATCGCTGTTCGATGTGGAACCCTCTTGACGAGTGCCCCCCAGTATCACCGATGATCTTCTGGTAACAGCCTCAGACAACGATTTCGGACCTCTTTTTTGAGAAGTCGCCATTGTCTTTTGAAGCGTTTCGTAGATCATCTGTGCTTCTTTCACCGAGCCAGCGTTCGTGACCACATCAACAATCTTATTTTTTTGTTGCTCATTCAAGGAGGTGTCAGTAAGAACACGGTTTTTATATAGTAACCTTGCATTTTGCAAGTTTACATCTTCAAATTTTTCTTTAATTCCATTAATAATTTTTTTCAGAGTTCTGTTTTCGCGAAGAAGGCGTTCGGACAACTCCTTAGCCTCACGGTAGGAATCAATATCCTTAGCGTCCATGCCGTCTGTCCGCTCAAATTGGTACTCCTGCTCTTCTTCTTCCTCTGCTTCTTCCTCGTCTTCGTCGTCGGTCGCTATAACGTCTGATGGGATGTCCACTTCTAGCACTTCCCTGAACATATCGACAAGGTCCGACTCGGCTATTTCAATCTCGTCGTCAGGGCGGCTCCCAGGAGCGGCTGCAACATCATCCTCTTCGATATCTAATCCTATCTGATCGGCAAGTTCGGCTCGATCGAGAGAATATTCTTCGTCGGCGGCAGCCATCTCTTCTTCGGGTTCAGCGTCCGCTGCTGCGATGATGTCATCCAAGTCGATAACGACTATATCTTCCTCATTGTTGTCCACCATGTGTGCTGATGGCAGATCCGCAACCAGAGGATCTACTTCAATCTCTTCTTCCCCAGGAGGGAATTCGGCGAGGTCCTCTTCATCTCCTTGCTCCAAGAGCCGAGAGACAGCATCTTTGACTTCTTGAGAATATTTCTCTACCACAGCGGATTCCGCACTCTTTATTGCAGCCTCTCGCAAGGATTTTGCATCAACAATGGCCTGTTCTAGCATTGACGACATATAGCACCACCTCTGTTCTTTGAAGACAATATATCAAAATATATAGTTAACTTATCCACCAAACACCCAAGTTTAGACTGAAATCCCTGAGCCCGAGAGGGGGAACATGTTAGGCGTACTAATCCCCGTCAAAGAAGCATAGACTTCGTAATGCTGATTGTTCTGTCCACTTCCGTTTGAAATGTATATCTCTTTACACTTCACATCTATGGAGATTTCTTGGTTATCAGTGTCTAGAGTCCAGTAGTGCAATCCATTGACTACATTACTCGCACCGCCGTCGGCCGAGGCGAAATGAACTCGGATGGCATCAGTTGAAAGCATCTTGACCATCACTCTTTTTGTGACGCTAGGGAAGGCTATTTTGTGTTCTTCTCCGTCATCCAGATTAGTGGATCCCGTAAGGAAGGGGTAACCAGCAACCTGATAGGATCCCACGCTGCCGATGCCGGGTGACTTGTTATAATATCCGTCGAAATAATTACTGGTATCTTCAGTAGCCATTAATTTCTCCTTGCCTTCCTATGGGTGCCCCTAGGATTAATTAGTTCTTTTTCTCTTTTATTGACCTTTTCAATCAATCTTTTCTTGTTCCTCTTCTTTTCCGCTCGCCGGGTGGTAGGTTTTATAAAGTGGGAGCGTGAGCGAAACTCTTCTATTATTCCTTCTCTTTTCACCTTCTTTATAAATTTCCGCACCATCTTTTCAGCATTATCTCGACACTCGGAGGCGGTAACCATCACACAAGGAGCTAGAGGGGTATTAAATCTTTTTTTCATTGTTATTTCTTTCTATTTTAGGGCGTTAGCCACGTTTCCCCAGTTGGAAAAACCAGGAATATTAGATATGTCAACGCCGTGATCACTAGGTGCAATGCCAGCTAAGGCTCCTTTGCCACCTTCAGAGGGGATAGGAGTAGTTCCCTCAAAAAGAGCCGGGTTTTTGAATTTTTTCTTGGCATCTTCTCGGGATTGTGCGGCGATCGCATCCAAGACCTTTCTCTTGGACTCGTCCGGTGGTGCGGCAGGAGAGGGACCAGGAACAGAAGAAAGGGGCAACTTAGATTCGGAAAGAACGCTTAAGCCTTTGAGCCCTCCGACCACCTCCGTAATAATGCCCGATAAGACGCCCTCTTCAAAGATGACCTCCTTCACACATTCTTTAATAATATTTTTGAGTTCCGATTTTTTCATTGTTCTCTTTCTTATGAGGTTAGTTGAGTTCCCGCAATTATCTGCCATTGTTCACTAGTGGCGTCCCAAACAAAATGTGCCCCTTGGAGTAGTCCGCCGGCGGCGGAGGTGCCCGCTAGGGCGACTCCATAGGTGGAGTTGATTGATCCTTCGACTAACGCAGTGCCGCCAGAGAAGCCGGTAACAGTTGCGTTATCCATATTCTCAGTGATTGTCTGGTTTCCGCTGGTTCCGGCGGAGGCTTGTTGAACGTAGGTGGTGTTGCCGCCGGAATAAGTTGTAGTGGTGAACCCCCATCCGGAGAGTATTCCCGTGTTAAGAGCTTCGGTCGTCAGCCAGGCCATGTCGGCGGCTCCAGTGGAGCCATTGATGCCAGCCACCACAGTGGTAGCGTCGGGCATAGCGAATTGCCCTACGGACGTGGAAGTGGACATGGTTATGGTATAGGAGGTACTACCGTCCGTAGAGAGTCCGATACCCTGACCATCGGCGGGAACGCCAGTAAAGGCTATAGTGCCCGCTGCTTTTGCCCCTCCGCTGTCGCCTACTACCCTGACGGGATTGTTTGCTGCGGTGGTGATGGCAAGTTGTAGGTGTTGTCCGTCAGTGGTACCGTCTGCCAAGGTAATCTCAAAATAATCTTTTCCCAAATCAAGGGTGACGGAATCTGCGTCTAAAAAGTGTAGGCTTGTGCTGGGTGTCAAGGTGGTGGAGGTGCCCGATCCCAAATCCGTA